CACTCTCAATCTCAATGTTGTTAATAGTGTTACTAACATTCTCGTGTGCAGCAACATCGCAGAATACTTACAAAGTACTCTCAGTATCTTTCCAAACCTACGATACGGTCTTGACGGCAGTCGGTAACCTATACAAACAGGGACTTATCTCCGAGACGCAAAAGGAAAAGGTTATCACAGCTGGAAAAATTTACAAAGAATCTCACAACGTTGCAGTTGCTGCATTCTTGCAATTCACTGACTCTGAAACTGCCACTGACGAGGAAGCCTACCTCCGTGCAATAGCGACAACTTCAATGTTACTCGCTGAGCTAATCCGCATAGCAGTACCATTATTACCTGAAGATGAATTAGATCATACAATAAGAAGAGGAGAATAACTAATGAGTGATCCAGCTGTAACCTTAGCAATCATTTCTGCTGTACTCACCCACGGGCCAGATGCAGTCCTTCTAATTTCCAAACTAATGGCCAATCGAGAGCCGACTGTAGCTGACATCCAATCCTTATTCATTCTTAAAGAACCTGAAGAATATTTTGAAACAGTACCGGAGGTGCCTAAATGATTGAGATAATTAAAAAATTCTTAAATTCAGATCTAGACAACATCATCTGGGGATCATTGGCTGCTGTTGCAATACTTATCACGACCTGGTTCACAACCATAGACATGACAGCTATGATCGGCGCTTTCATTGGCATCTGCCTTAATAGGATGCGTGGAAGTAGCACTAACGGCAACGGTACCGAAGAACCATCTGACACTATTTAGAGGTAAAAGATGAAAAGAATCCTACTCTACCTTATCATACTAATCTCGTTGGCCCTGCCAGTATCTGCAGCCGAGCCATTCTTTCGTGATGTCATAGTTACCTCTCCAGATGGTATCTGGACTGATCCTCGTGCTTATACCACTTTAAATCTTGCTGTAGCTGCAGTCGGAGCTAATGTCCGCACCATAGTAATCCCTTCAGCACAAGTCGTCACTGCATTAACAATCCCTGCAAATGTTACCTTAAGATTTGAACGAGATGGTTCCATAGCAAACTCAGGTCAACTAACACTCCAAACTACGAAAATTTTCGCTGATGCAAGGCAGATCTTCACTGGTGCTGGAGACATCGACTTTGCTGTTGGTACTACTGTCAAAACATCTTGGTTTGTAGATCTTGATGAAGCTCTTGATGTAACTTCTGATGATACCTTAACAATGCTCATATCTGAAGCTGAAACAACTGATGACGACATGGCTGTAGGTAACAACGTAACTCTTCGATGGGAATCTCCATTCATCATAACAGTAGATGCAGGTGATACTCTGTCAAATATTGGAAGTATTGAAGCTGGCAAGTATCAAATTTTTGCAGGTGCTGGCGACATAGACTTCCTTGATGGGACTAGATTAAGCACTTCTTGGTTTGCGCATCTTCGAAGCCTTCTAACATTTGTTGAGACTGAGGAAGTAACAATAGTCGTCTCTGGTAATGTGACTGAGGATTTTACTGATACAGCAACAAGAAATGAAATGTTTGACTTTGTAAGTGAGAATGGAAGAATCTCAGTATCTGCAGCTCAAGTCTTAACTATACACAATCCTAGCATAATCAATGCTCGTCCTAGACAACATATCTTTACTGGTGATGGAATTGTAGAATATACCACTGGAGGTACTGCACATGTAGAATGGTATGGTGCTGTAGGTGATGGAGCTACTGATGATGCTCCAGAGATTCAAGCAGCTGCAATTTCTGCTGACTCTGGTGGATGTACACTTAAATTTGCCGAGGGTATTATTTATGCAGTAGACTCAGAAATTCTTTTAACTGCTACAAATAATATCAAGTGGACAGGTAAGGATTCTGCTTTATTAAATATTAGTGCAGCATCACTTGATTACATAGCAAGAATCAAAACAAGTAGTTATGATGCTTATGTAGAAGGCCTATCCTTTGATGGAGATGATATGGCCGATGTAGGTTTCTGGGTAGAGAATATTGCAGCCACTGATATGCTAGATGCAAGCATAGGTGATGCTACATTAGTTGATATAAGAGTTGAGAATATCCTTAGTGATGATGCAACCTATGCACAAGGATTGTACGTCCAAGGTGGATTTCGCAATACTAATATAGTTCGCCCTGTAATAAAGAATATTGGACGTACTGTTACTCTAGAAACAGCAGTACAAGGAATTGCTGTAACTAATAATGCAGGTGTAACTTCATGGTCAAGGAATATAGTAATTAGAGATCCCTATATAGAAAACATATATGATGATGATAATACTAGATATTCTAATATTGATGGTATATCTTTAAATCATCCTATACCAACTGCAACTAGTAGATATAAAGGACATACTAGAATCTACGGAGGAGAGTATATAAATTGCTGGGGTCGATCTATAAAGATCCAAAGACAAAATGTAACTATTACAGATCCTCATTTTTATCGAGATACTGGATTTAGTAGAGGTTGGGGACTTGTGGATATAGACTTACAACTTGGTGAAGGACAAATAATTGGAGGACAGGCATACTATGTTGGACATGGTGTAGAAAGTGTAATAAATGCTACATCTAGAGATTTACGTGATACAGGATTTTTAATAGATGGTTTCTCTGTATACCATACTGGTGCTAATCCTCCTTTATCAATAATAGCTCGTGGAGCTGTTAATCCACATCAGGAATCACCAGTCACTATAAGGAACGTTAAGGTATGGGCTACTATTACAAATTTAGTAGACTACACTTCATATGTTGCTACTGCAGCTGTTCCAGCAGCATATTTAACTATTCGCGATTGCTATGTTAGTAATTTAACAGTTGCTCTTATAGATCTTTTCGGTGATGGCGATACAACTTATATGGATATAGAAGGATGCGTTAATGGAGCTGGTGGTGCAATAGCACTTGTGAGAGATGATATTGGTGGAGCTGTTGCTACAGCATTTGTATCAGCTAGAAATAATGTAGGATTTCTAACTGGTTCAGACGGTGCTGGGGCTGCCGGAGCGAGAAAGGGTATTGAACGTATAAGTCAAATAACTGGAAAAGATGTAGCAAATACATTTGGTATTGGAGTAATGGGTACTCAGTGGGTACTTCTTGCTGATGATGCTTCTGGTACATTTGATCAGATTGGTTATGCTGGATATGGAATATACTTTATTACATCTAACTTTAGCATTGATACATGGGCTATTGTATCTGGGTATCAATCAACATTAGCTGTAGTAGATGCTGGAACATCTACTGATGTAGGCCTTGCCGGTGCTAATCCAGATACTGATGGTAAACTTAATGTATGGTTAGATGCTGGAGCTCTTAAAGTAAAGAATCGTTTAGGCTCTGAAAGAGGAGTAGCTATATTTGGGTTCTGTTACTAAAATGGATAGTCAAACTAAAGAAATATTATCTAACTGCTCTATTAGCACTCGCATGACTGCTCAGACTTTCTTTCCTGAGCGTTTCTACATGCCTTTTGCTGATCAGATACATGGGAAGATTTTCGATCTAATCGATGGCCCTGATAAGAAAGTAGCCATTGCAGCTCCTCGTGGGTGGGGAAAGACTTCCATTGTTGCTTTAGCATTGATGGCTAGATACATCATGTTCAATCATACAGGGTTTATCTGCTACATTAATAAAAGTCACGATGCAGCGTCTTTGCAGACTGAAAACTTACGTCGCGAGCTGGTAACCAATAGAATGATCAAGCATTTCTTTGGAAACTTCAAACAACGAAATGTTAATGCAGGTGAATTCGAAGAAGTATTTTCTAAGAAAGCCTGGGTTGCTTATAGTACTCTCATCTGGCCACGAGGTGCAGGGCAACAGGTTCGAGGTGTGCTATTTAAGAATGACCGACCTGGGTTGATTGTAATAGATGATCTTGAAGACCCAGAGAAAATCTACAACGATGAAATTAGGAAGAGATGGTACGAGTGGCTTTATGCAGATGTAATTAAAGCCTTACCACGAATAGGTCCTAAGGCTAATAATTGCAAAGTTGTCTACATTGACACTTTAAAACATGAAGATTCTGTATTACAGAAGCTACTCGAATCTGATGAGTGGGCATCTATTCGTCTCGAAGCTTGCGATGATAACTTTAAATCTACCGCTCCAGATTTCATGTCAGATGCAGACATCGAGAAGGAATGGCAAGAGCATCTAAATTCAGGACAGACAGATGTATTTTTTAGGGAGCTTCGTAATCTACCAATCTCGACAAAAGACTCAGCATTTCAAAAGAGTTATTTTCACTATTATAATGTATTAGACGACATGAATAAAAAGGAAGATGATCTAAGCATCCTAGATGTTGAATTGCAGACTAGCCAAAATATCGAAACTGTAATCTTAATGGATCCTGCTAAAACCGTAAAGATTCACTCGGCCGAGACTGCAATTGTTGGAATAGGTATTGATCTATCAAGTGCTAAAATCTACGTCAGGGACGCAATCTCAGAGAAAATGTACCCTGATGAAATCTACGATGCCCTATTCGGAATGGGCATAAGACTCGGTGCAAAGGTTCTAGGAATCGAAGAGACTTCCTTAAACGAGTTTATCCGTCAGCCGATCAAAAACGAGATGTTTCGTCGAGGAAGCTTCTTCGAACTGGTCTGGCTCAAAGCCCGTGGTGGAATGAAGAAAGAACTTCGCATAAAGGAACTAGTGCCATACTACCGGGGTGGCTACATCTACCACAACAAAGCTAACGCAACGATGAAGAAACTTGAAGCTCAATTGCTAATGTTCCCTCGTTCAAGGCTGTGGGACCTAATGGACTGTTTAGCCTATATCATCGAAATGCTTGAAATGGGTGAGAGATATTTCTCTCCATCTGACAATCCAGAGGACTCCGAAGCTGAGTATAAAGAACTTGGCTACGATGAACCTATTGAAAACTGGAGACTGTCGTAATGGTTGAGAAGAAATATCTACCTAGAAAAAACGAAAAACTAATGATTACTAGTACTGTCTTAACAGCTCTAGTAACAATTTTATCTATCATCATAGTTGTAGGTGGTTGGTCAAGATGGACAAAAGCACAAGAGAAAGATGTTGAAGCTAATGCTTTACTCGGCAACAATAACAAAGC